TGCAATTTGAGTATTGTTAGTTTCAGCTGCAGCAGTTGGTGTAGTTGGTGTTCCAGTCAATGCTGGTGAAGCCAATGGTGCTTTAAGATCCACTGCATCATAAATCTCTACAGCCACATTGCGTACATAAGTGCTATTTGCAATTTGTGTACTTGCACCAGTGGCAGCACGTGTGCCAGTTGCTTGAGTAGGTGTAAGTGGAGTGCCAGTTAACGTAGGTGACGCCAATGGTGCTTTAAGATCTACTTCAGTGTAAATCTCGCCAGCCACATTACGAACGTATGTACTGTTTGCGATCTGAGTGCTAGCGCCAGTGGCAGAACGTGTACCAGTTGCTTGAGTAGTTGTAAGTGGAGTACCAGTTAGCGAAGGTGAAGCCAGTGGTGCATAGTCAGCAGCAACATCTTTGACATACGCCAGTGTTGCGATCTGAGTAGTATTCTGACCACCAAGTGTTGAATTCTTAGATGCAGTTGGTGCAGTTGGTGTTGAGATTATTACACTATCAACAACCCTGTTAGTTAATTGTGGTGCTTCTTCTGGAGCAAGTTTATACCACTCTGCATCGCTTGCAAAGTACATACGATTAGTATCTTCAGCAAATGCTATACCACCTTCATACGTAGTTGCCGATGGGAATGCTGCTACATTGTTCCAATAAAAACGCATTTTGGAACCAACAGCACCACTGGTGATTGCGCCACTTATAGTAGCTGGACCAACAACTTGAAGTTCTGTATTGGCATTAAGAGTGCCAGTTGTTAATGATGTATCTGTAATAGTAGTTTTAATTGTGGCATGGTTGCCAACATATACTGTGCCACCAACAGTTACTGTGCCACCAAAGGTAGAATTGTTGGTAATTGCAGCTGAAGATGCTTGAACAGCACCAACAGCAACTAGATTATCACTGGTTGTAATAGTTGACAGAATGTTGATAGAACCATTACCATTAATGATGTAACCATTCATATCAAGATTGCCACCCAACTGTGGGGCAATATCGTTGACAATGTGAAGATTAGATACTAGATTCGATAAGTTGGTTCCATCTCCAAAGACGTTATACACCTCTGAAAACATAGCATTGATCTTCGTACCAGCTGTACGCAGGTTATCACCAGTACCATCGTTTAGGTTAATACCAATATCTATTAAATTTTTTGCCATTTTTATTCTCTATTCTTTTTAATAGCCAACTCCTGCCTGTTTATTAGGTCAATCCGTATCCGCTAATATACCATGTAGTGGCGTCAACTTTAACAGCAGTTGCCATTCCATGTGCAGCAAGAGTTCTGGAACCAGTAGTTCCTGTTCCAGCAAGATACATAGTGTCGGTAGTAATTGCGATAGTAACAGTGGTTGCACTTGCTCCAGCGATAAAATCAATGGTAGTTCCGATTGGATAAGCCACTGTAGCATTGGCAGGAATGGTTATTGTTTGACCATTAGTTGTTACATAAATGTGCTTACCAGCATCACCGATTGCTAGAGTAGCAGTAGTGGCAGTTGCGCTTTGTGGTATGCCAAGATAACCAAGACTTGCTGCAGTGCTTGTAGCAGTGGCAACACCAGCTGTTTTATTAGTAAGTGTTTCTGCACCAGCCAATGTAGCAAGAGTACCAGTAGTTGGTAGCGTCACATCGGTGGTAGCAGTGGAAGTTAGAGTTGTACTAAATGCTCCAGCAGTTACCAGAGTAGAACCATTAACTAATGTCAATGTTCCAGTTGTGGTTGTTACTGTTAAACCATTAATGCTTGTGGCAGTTGCAACACCTAATGCGGGAGTTGTTAAAGTCGGACTAGTTAATGTTTTGTTTGTTAGCGTTACTGTATTTGTTAGCGTTACTGGACTAGTGACAGAAATAACACCAGTGCTAGAATCATAACCAATATCACCAGTGCCACTAATTGCTGCACGAGCACGAGCATTGGTAAAGTATAAATTTGTACCTTCTGTAAGATTATTCGTATTTAACTGAGATAACCTAAAGTCAAAACGACCAGCAGTGTAGTACAGGTTTGTAGAACCCTCAGCAACTGTATCAGTGTTACCCTGCGTAAATGTCAACGCACCAGTAGTAGAGTTATAAGCTAACGCACCACTTGCGCTAATTGCTGCACGAGCACGAGCAGTACTAAAGTATAGATTTAAAGTGCTTGGTGTATATGTTAAACCAGTTGGAGTACCAGCAGTTGTAACAATTGCCGCACCAGCATCTACCAGAGTAAACGATGTAGTACCATTGGTCACTGAAATTGTATAAACTTTTCCAGTGGTATAACCAGTAATAGTTCCAGTGCCACCCAGCGTACCAGTGATTGTAACTGTTTGATTAACAGCCAATGTTGTGGCAGTACAAGTAAACTGACCAGCAGTGCCTGCAATTGCAACACCAGCTAACACTGGATTATTTGCTGGTTCTGCTATATTCTGACTGGTAAGAGTAATAGCACCTGTTTGCGTATTTACCGAGGTAACTGCGTCAGTGTTTGCATCAGCTGCTGGAACAAAGTTAGTTCCGTTAAACTTAAGAACCTGTCCGCTGGTTGCTCCGCTTACATCAATAGTAAGAGCCGTTCCACTACCAAGTGCGGTATAGAGTTCGCTGAAGTTGGAGTTGACCTTAGTTCCCGCATCACGTAGCGTATCGCCAGTGCGGTCATTCGGTGTAGTTCCAAGATTGATTGTTGATTTTGCCATTTCTTCTCCTTAGAGACCATCTTCCCAGTTTTCATTTACTGAATATGATTCCTGAGTTGGAATCACTGTTACTGGTACAACAGTCGCTGTGTAATCTGATAGTGTTTGTTCGGTCTGGGTTTGCGCAAGCGTTGCACTGACTGTTCTGATATCTGTTTGTCCTGAAATATTTCCAAACAGATTAACCTTCAATGTAAAGTTAAGCGTATAAGTCACAAAACGACGAGTCTGAAAATCTCCATCGTAATCGTCCTGAACATTCACACTATTTAGTATAACTGGTATATCTTGGTTGATATTCAGTTCTGGAATCATCATTACTGATAGATTATAGTCTGGTGTAAATGTTGGTAAAATCTGCTCGATGATTGTTAAACCATCTTCTTGAGTCTTAGTTAGTGCGTACAAACTGATATCAATGTTGTAAGGCACGGGAGAAAATTGGTGTTGAAGACGATCGCTTTTATTAACTGCAATTTGATTCATGCGACCAACCTTACGAGTTGAATCATAAGTCATACCTGTTATCTCAAAAGATAATCTAGGAAGAGAAGTATAGGTATTTTGTGATAAGTTTGGATCAGATTCCAAACGAACTAACCACTTTTCTTTTGGAGCATATGCCAGTGGAACCTGCAACACCTGTTCAATGGCTCCATCGGTTTTGTTTTGTCTTTCAATTTTAATATTGCTAAACAAATTGCCAAATGCCACAATGGTCTTGCGGATGGTTTGATGATAGAAAGTTTGGCCAGCCAGCATTATACACTCTCACCGAATGGGTTAGTTGAGTCAAAGGTAATGGCATCTGCCTCAGCCTGAAACTTTTTATTGTCACCATAGGAATCTTGTTTATCAAGATCAAAGTCAAGTATAATATGCTCCCCTGTTTCCAAGGTAAGGTACTTGTTATCCTGAGTAAGCAATCTATCAGCACCATCAATAGAAAAGGACTTGAGTGTTTCAAACACGTCAATTTCCTTTGCCCCAGTGTCAATATGCTCAGAAGAGTACTGAAATAACTCAACTTCTAGCGTATATACGTACAGTTTTCCCAGTTGGTAGAAAGGGTCTTGATGCTTGACAAACTTGATCTCAAAGAGACCTTTGGATAGTGGAAAGTAAAGTAAGTCACCTTCACATGGGCGACCAGGAAGAATGGTTTGACCAAACCGACCGATAAGTTGTTCCCAACGACGACGAGCAACAGTAAGTGTTGCTGTTTGTTCCATCATTAATCCAAACTTTTGTATAAATGCACCCTGACCTTCAAAGCCAGTTACATTTTCCATATACATCTCGATTGGATAAGCACTTTTAAATTCACTTAGTCTATCTTCACCAAGAATGTCGTCTTTTGCAACAAGTGTTCTTGGAATGTAATACATGTCTTGTCCGTAGATGGACAAAGACTCAACGATCAGATCTTCAACGAGAAACTGTTCGTTCTTTGTACCATGGCTAAAATAAACATTGCGAGCCATATTATCCCATGAAGAATTCGAGCGGAGCGGACTTAGTCATTAACTCTTGCTCCAGTGACTCAACTTCTTGTTTGCCTTCATCGTACAGCTTATCGCCATCGATGGTTACACCACCAGGAAGTTGTAGACCTTGAAATTTCTTAAGGTTAGTGCCCCACTGTACTTTAAATAACGCAGTTGTGTAGTGCTTTAACCATGAGTCATTGTACATTCTTGGAAAGGTCGCTGGATCCATGGCACGATAGCATTCTACAAGAATGTAATCATTTAAAGCTACATCGCTTTCCCAGTTAATGTCTAGGTAAAGTCTGTTTTGAAAGCGATTGAATCTATACAACGTATGGCCATTCAACGTAAAGTCTAGTAGAGCCAAGTGGTTCATTACTGTTTGATAGTAAATAATTGATGTAGAAGTTAGATCGTACAAATCGTTTAGACGTAACTGGTACTGAAGATCAAAGATGTTTTTAGAACCGCCAGTACCAGTGGTAACAGGATATACCTTAGTTACACCATAGATTAAATCTGTTAGCGGGATGTATTTGTTTGCTATATCTGTAGAAGTCATCTGATGTTTTAGGTATATCTTTTCGATACCATCAGAGTGATACAGTCGCCAGTATTCAATGGCTTCGTCAATACGATCTTCTAGTTGGTCATCATCTACGTTGATTTCGACCACAGGTGCACCTAATGCACGCAAGCAGTATTCTTTTAATCCGTCTCTAGTTGTTAAGGCTGCCATATTTTATCCCAGTGCGATTGCCATTGCTACAGCTTTATTTAGGGCTACGTTGTCCGCAAAAGCAGTAGTTGCTACCTGTGTTGACACATCACCAGCTGTAGCTGTAGGTGCTACTGGAGTGCCAGTTAATGTTGGAGATGTGAGGGATTTGTTGGTTAGAGTTGCTGTGGCTGTAATTGATGCGTACACATCAACTACATTACTAGCTGTTTTATAATACAGCTTGCCATCGGTGTAGTTAAGTGCTAACTCACCATAGTCTAAGTCGCTCGTTAGCGGAACTTTTGCCGCAGTTGAAGACTTCTTAAGAAGAACCTTATTTGCCATACTCAAACCTTAAAAAAGGAAACAAAGAAAGGGAGTAAAAACTCCCCCGATACTAATTACTTAGTATGTACCACCATCGATATTAAATCCATCAAGGGTCGAAGTTGCAGCACCAGCACCAGTAATGTTAGTTCCAACAAAGATCGCTCCAGAAACACCGAGACCACCTGCCGAAATAACAACAGCACCAGTACTAGTGCTTGAAGAAGCTGTAGCACTGGAGAAGGTAACAATACCAGACTTAGTGTGAGCACCAGAGAATGTTCCAGATAGAGCAGCACCATTAATAGTTGGTGTTGTTAGTGTCTTGTTAGTGAATGTTTCTGATCCAGCCAAAGTAGCAAGAGTGCCACTGGTTGGAAGCGTAACAGAAGTATTACCAGTTGCAGTAAATGTCTGAGTAAATGAGCCAGCATGAGATACGTTACCTGCAAGTGTTAATGTGTTAGAACCATTATTAACACCAGTACCACCGTAGGTAGCACCAATAACAGTGCCTTGCCATGTACCAGTAGCAATAGTGCCAAGAGTAGTAATGGAAGATTGTCCAACATAAGTGGAAGCAATATCAACTGAATCAGCGTTAATGGTAATGCGGTTTAAAGTTCCAACAACATCAATAGTGTTGCCAGACTTAGTTAAACCAGCACCAGCAGTAATTTGACCAGCACCAGAGAACTGGCTGAATACAATATTAGTGGTTCCAATAGTGATAGCACTATCAGTGGAAATTACATAACCATTGTCTTGCTGAGTAGTACCTTCTTCAACAAAGAAGAATGTTCCTGGACTAACTTCAGTACCTGGAGAGTTGTCAAAGTCAGTGGCACGAGTAAGTACCCAGTTAACCGAAGCACTACCAACTGTTGTAACAGTGTAAACACCATTCTGTAGAGCAGATGCCTGATCTTTAATAAGAACACGTTCACCAGAAGAAAGGGCAATACTATCAAGAGTTAATGCAGCCTGAGTACCAGCATTAGTTAATGTAGCACCAACACCAGAAGTGCCGTTTGAGTATGTTACAGTTAGGGCAGTGGTAGAAGCAGCACGAACAGATGCCTTAACATCCAAACCATTGGACATCGAGTCAACATATGCTTTGGTCGCAGCGTCTTGTGCCTGAGTTGGATCACCAACAGAAGTAATACGCTTGCTAGAAACATCAACAGTACCAGTTCCCTGTGGAGCCAGTGTAATACTAGAGTTAACAGCGTTAGTACCAGCACTGATAGTTACAGCACTTGCGGAAGTAACGAATCTACCGTAGGTAGTGTTACCGATGGTGATAGCAGAAGCTGCACCGAATAACGCACCAGTCAAAGCATTGGTATTAAAGACCGAAGCAGTACCAGTTGAAGTTGTTGTGATTGCTGGTGAAGCACCATTCATTGTGAACGATGTGGCATTTGGATGCGCCAGCGTCACGCTGTTTACGGTGAATGTTCCAGTGGATGCACCCATTGTCGTAGCAGTGGAAGCACCGAAGGCATTAACAGTGGTGGAAGTTGTATTCCAAAGGTTAACAGTAGTTTGGCTACCGACAACAGTTGGATTGTTAATCGTAGCAGTACCAGTGGTAGCACCAAGACCCAAAGTGGTTGCCGCACCGAAGGCATTAACAGTAGTTGCAGTGGTATTGAAGATATCCATCGATGCACTGGCAGCAACGATGCTAGTAGTGATTGATGGAGAAGTACCGAATACGAGAACACCAGAACCAGTTTCATCCGATACTGCAGTGCGCATCTGCGCAGATGTTGCAGTGAAGGTGTTGTTTGTTAGATCAATGCTCTTATTTGTAAGAGTTTGGGCAGTGTTTAAATCGACTGTTACCGCAGTGTTAATGGAAACAGTGGAAGTATTCGAACCATCGCTGTTAGTAATAGTGATACCATTACCAGCTGTAACTGCACCACCCACTGTATCATAGATAAACTCAGCAAGGGTATCTGTCGTGCCGTTAATGTATGGATTGTTAAGAACTAACTTACCAGTACCATTCGGAGTTAGTACGATGTTACCATTGGTATCGGTGGAACTAACAGTATTGGTGCTGCCAGTAATAGTAATGTTACCGACATTGATGTTATTGATTTTGCTGCTGGCATCCACAAGAATCGCAGATGACGCAGTAAGCGTAC